AAACTTGTATATGGTTTATTATCTTTTATGGGTGGTAAAACTGCACAAGGTAATGCACATGATATATCGGATTTGCCAGTTCTATATAGAGTAACAGGTACAGCATTTTCACCAGTGAGTGCTGCATTAGATCAACTTAAAAAAAGAAAAAAACTTATGTTTAATTCTACTTTAAGTCTTGATACTAAAAGGCAGAAAAAAGGTGGTAATGTTTTTTATGTTCCTGAGATAGTAGTAAATGCAGATGCTTACTTACAGTTATCTGAAACTGACATGGAAACTTTAAAGGTGTTTCAACAATCTATTGATGCTGAGAATGAAGAAGTTATAGCTGCTTATAATACAGCAAAAACTAAAAAAGCAAATGGCTCAGACAAAGTAGATGCTGAGGTTGTTGAAGAAGTAAGTGAAGATTCACCTGAAAAAGTTTTGGCTACTTGATGAATAATATCCTTTATAAAGTACAGCAATATTTAGGTAAAGCATCTAAAGAATCTGTAAAGTTAGACAAAAGACTTGTAGAGGAGTTTGGTGAGGCGTGTAAAAACGCCTTGCTAAAACAGTTTGAAGATCAAAGAAAAAATACATTTGAACCTAGAATGTCTAATATAGGTAGACCATTATGTCAGTTACAAATGGAAGCAAAAGGTGTTAAAGGTGAAGGCCAACCTTATAATGTAAAAGTAAGAAATACATTTGGAGATATAATAGAAGCACTAGCAATATTTATTATGAAGTCAGCAGGAGTGAATATAAAAAATGAACAGAAAAAAGTTAAGTACAAATTTAATGGAAGTGAGGTTGAAGGTAAACAAGATGTTGAAATTGATGAAAAGATTTGGGATATTAAAAGTGCATCACCATATTCCTTTGAAAAAAAGTTTGGAGAAGAAGGTGGATTTCTTGAGGTTATCAAAGAAGATTCCTTTGGTTATGCATCACAAGGATTTTTATATGGTGAAAGTCAAAACAAAAAATTTGGTGGGTGGATAGCAATTAATAAATCAACTGGTGAGTGGACAGTATGTGAAACACCAGCAATGATTGAACCTCATAAAACTGAGGCGTTAAAAAAAGCAAAAGATAATTTAAAAGCATTAAAAGATAAGGTTCCTTTTAAAAGACAGTATGATGATATTGCAGAAACTTTTAGAGGTAAACCTACAGGTAATAGAGTTTTGGGCTTTGTCTGTTCATATTGCCCATACAAACTTCCTTGTTGGGGAAGTAAATTGCAGTTGCTACAACAACAGCAATCTAAAGGTAAGAATCCTAAATGGGTTTGGTATACTGAGGTTAATAATCCTAAACAGGAGGAAAAATCTGAGTAACTGGGTGGGTATTAGTTCGAGGGGTCTAGTGTCCACCTTTACCGAATATGTATTGTTTAATAATAAAAGATAATGAGGATTGGAGAATATTTACTAATGAAGTATGGATTTCAAAAGACGAAGCTAATGACTATGCTAAAAGAAATAAGTTTAAAAAAAACATTGAATGGAAAGTTGTTCCATATGATAACAAATATTTCAAATGAAAACAAAATCTTTTAAATTAATGCCAAGAGTTCCTTTATGGCAAGGGTATATTGCTAAAACTGTAGAACCCCTATTTACACCTAATCAATGTAAAATGATTATAGATGCTGGTCATCAATTTTCACAAGAAGAAGCAAAAGTTGGTGGTGGTAAAGATGGAAATGATACTGAAAAAAGAGTGACAAAAATATCTTGGATACCTTTTGATCAATTACCACAGATGTACGACAAAGTTGAAAATCAATTGTCTAGTGTAAATTTAAATCATTTTATGTTTGATGGCATAAAGATTACAGAACCAGCACAATTTACAGTTTATCCTGAGGGTGGATTTTATGATTGGCATATAGATTTAAGTGCGTATGGACATACAGGGCAACAACCTATCCGTAAAATATCAATGACTTGTTTGTTATCAGACCCGTCAGAGTTTTCAGGTGGTGATCTTTTATTTTCAGATATAAGTGAATATAACCCAACACCTTTAAAACAAGGACAAGCTATATTCTTTGCATCATTTTTAAGACATAAAGTTACACCAATTACAAAAGGTATAAGAAAATCTTTAGTGATGTGGTTTGGTGGGCCACCATTTAAATGAAAAAAGATGATAAAAAATTACTTAATAATGCAATCAAGGTGCTTGTTAGTCCTTGGGATAAAGGTTTTACTTGTGGTATAATTATGGATAGCAGAACTAAAATGACCACAGAACAATACGAATTATGTTCTACGATAGCTAGAGGCATGATAAAAATGGCAACTACCGACCCTCATTCAACGTTTCTATGGGGTCTTCGTGGGTTTGCTGATGATAAAAATAAACAAAAAGATAATTTAAGTATTAGTGCAGTATCAGAGTTTGATGATGAATCTAATGTAGTAGATTTTCTTGAGTTTTTAAAAAAGAAACGGGACAAGGAGTTAAACTAATGGCAACGCACTTAGTTATAGGTGACCCTCATTGCACACCTAAATCCAGCAATGATAGATTTCTGATGATAGAGGTAAGAAATCTTTTGAAGGTAGAAGATACGAAAAAGATATTGAGCATTCACATCAAGCACTTGCTCTATTCAACAAAGGTCTAGGTAAACATAAACCTAGAAAGATAATGATTCATGGTAATCATGAAGATAGAATAGATAGATTTGTAGATGATAATCCTGAACTAGAAGGTAAAATGAAAATATCTGATTTACAATTTAAAGAATATGGTTGGCAAGAAATACCATTTAAACAGATAAAAGTAGTTAGTGGAATACACTATGTTCACTATTTACCTAATGGTATTATGGGTCGTGCTATATCAGGAGAGAATGTCGCTAGATCTATTTTAAATAAACATAAAGTATCTGCAACTGTAGGGCATTGCCATTTATTTGATTATGCATTATCTACTTTACCTAATGGTAAAAAAATACAAGCATTATCTGCTGGTTGTTACTTGACACATCCAGAAGAATTTGCTAAGGATACACAACATATGTGGTGGAGTGGTTTAGTTGTTAAGAGAGAAGTTAGTAATGGATCTTATAATGTTGAGACTATTGATATTAAAGCTATAAGGAGAGAATATGGCAGACTTTAATAATGATTTAGACCATCATGATAATGTAAATTCACCATCACATTATCTTCATGGTAAAAAAGAAACTATTGATGTTATAAGAGATTGTATGACAGATGATGAGTATCACGGGTATCTAAAAGGAAACGTTTTGAAATATGTTTCTAGATACAAATTTAAAGGTGAGCCATTAGAAGATTTACAAAAAGCACAATGGTATTTAAATAAACTAGTAAAGGAGGTTGAATGAGTCACGGAGAAAAAATGGGAGTATATGGCAAGATATTAGCTTTACAAAAAGTTATGCTATATTCACAAAAAGAAATTAATAAATTAAAAAAACAATTACAGGAGGTAGAAGATGGGAGCAGTAAAGCAAGCGATAATAGAAGTAGATGATGCAGTGTGTGGTTGCCTAAATGCAGGTAGAACACTCAATCAAACTATAAGAGACTTGAAAGAAGAGTTTAATAAAAGAGGTAAAGATAATCCTTATTTATTAGATGCAGATTTAATTGAAGATAAATATTATCAATTTAGAGGGCAAGAATGATTAAAGATAAAATTATAAATGCTTTAAGAAAAAAATATGAAGCTGATATGGAAACTGCATTAGCAACGATTGATATATATTTAGCTAATTCTGTAGGTATTGGGGAACATCCACAACACATACAGGAAATAGATAAACAGTTATCTAATTATTGTAGTGCTAAAGAAAAACTAGAGTCTTTAATTAGACATTTTGATGATAAAGAAATACCATTTTAATTGGAGGATATATGGAAAAAGAGAAAGAAAAAAAGACACAACAAGAAGCAGCCCCTAGAACTTATGATATTAGTTCTGTGCAGTTAATGGAGATAATGAGATATTTAATGACTAGACCTTATGGAGAAGTTGTTAAGTTAATGAATTTATTATCAACGTTAAAGCCACAACCTATTGAAGGGGTCACCGATGTCAGAAAAAAATAAAACACCATTAAGTAAAGTTACTGGTATATTATTTGAACTTAAAATAGGACTTAATCGTGATAATATGATAGTGATTGACTATGGCGGAAAACCCGTATCTAAAATTAGAGAAGCATTAAAAACTTATAAGTATCATGCCAATCTTTGTGCTGCTATAATTAATCATGCAAATTCAATGGGTAAAAAACTTGAAACAGATGTTAAAGCAATTATTCAAAAAATTTAGATATTACTTTTGGCATAATTTTATTATGGATAAATTAGAAGATTATGCTAGTAAACTAAGTAACTGGTTTTGGCAGAAGCGATGGAGTGATAGAAACTTATATCGCTATGACCAAAAAAAAAGACCACCTGACTAATAGTCAAGCGGTCTTGTGTTGCCTGCGGGGAAGTCTATTAATTTAGGCTTCCCTTTTTTTATGCAATAAGTTTATCTGTCTGTTGATTTACCCTTACCATCTTTTTAGGTTTTGCAATATCTTTTTTTAATTCTTCTGGTATTGGCATTTTAAAAATTTTTTCATTAATTCTAGGATCATTTATTTCAAACTGTAGAATAGCAGCATCATATAAATCTATATTTTTTAATGTTGTTTTATTTTTAATATTATTAACAAGTTCAGTACCTCTTATAGAATCAGCACTAAGTGCAGACTTTTCACTATAATATTTACCACCAGGTTTAGATTCATTAGCAAGTTTAACTTGAGCAGCTGGTAACTCAAACATTACTGTAGGTTCATATTTACCAGTGTCTTCATTTAATGCACTTTTAACCCAAACCATATATTGATTTTCTGCCATACCTCTATACTCTGATTCAGCTTTTTCTAATGATGCTTGTGTTTGTAAATGATTAATGAGTCCTTGTTTTGATAAACTTGTTACTATTGTCTCCTGTTCGCCCAAGGCCCTCTCAGCTTGAGCTGAAGTAACTTTTTGCAAAATTTTTACAGCATAATAATCAGGTATGTCTCCAGGTCCTAGATTAATTGAATTTTTTAAAGCATTAATAAATTCTGTTGAAGTTAACGTTGTTAATACACCTTGATTATTTTCTATTTGTTTATATGTTTTTAAGAATTCTACAGCTGGGTTTGTTTTTATTTTTATTTCTTGTATATCAACATTATATTTTTTTGCAATTTTTTCAAATTTCTTTTTTACTATGTTATCATAAAAGAATTGTAATCCTACTTTGTCTTGCTCGGACATATCCTGGTCCTCATATCTATTAACCTGAATAGCCCCATTTGTAAATGCTATATTTTTTGCATCTTCCTCTACAGCTTTTAGAATAAAGGCCTCTATTGTTTTATCAACCCAAGCATCTGTTTTTTGTATTGGAAAATCTGGCAAAGCAATAGGTTTATTAGTTCCTGTTCTGGCAGCTACTTTTCCAATTGCTTCTTTTTTATTTTTAGCGGTTGTAACATATCCCTTTTTATTAAAAATATAAATTTTTTCTAAATCTGCTTTTGATACATTATATGTTTTTAATCTATCTATTTCTTTGTGTAGAATTGGATTATCTTTACTAGGTGGTACTATATCATAATCAATATTAATATCTTGAAAATTACTATATACATCTTTATATGAATTTAAAAATTCTTCTGTTAAATTTTTTCCTTTTACTAATTTTATTTCATTAAAAGTTCCAAGTTTATTTAATTTTTGTAACCAATCAGATTGTATTTCATCTAGTATATAAGTTTCTTTTAAATTATTAATAATATTTTTTTCTTCTGATGAAATTTGTGGACTATCTGAATCAAAGTTTCCATATTCATATTGTGCTCTAAAATGTGCAAATGTACCTTTAGAAATTACTGGTGAAAAATGCGTAGCAGGAGTATAAGTTACCATATCGTCTGGTAAGTCAGCTTTTATTAATACAATATCTTTGTTTGCTTCTGGTCCTTCTAAACTGAATGGTGCGTAAAGATCGTAATGCGTACCATAACGATGTTTCATATCATGTGGTATAACCTCAGCTCTAATGGTTGATGAAATATCTTTTTGTTTTACTTTATCTAAAAATTTAGATACATCAACTTTATCTGGATAAGAATCTATAATATCATTTATACCTAAAAATTCTATTTCACTTTTTGCAGGTTGTAAATTTTTTATATAATTTTTTAGTTGGTCTTTTGTTGCAATTGGTTGATTAAAATTTTCAATACCTTTAACTATTTTAGAATAGTATTCAATTTGTTTTGGTCCTTCTTCTTCTAATGGTAATACCTGCTGTTCTGCTTTATCTTTTGTAAGAATAAAATCTTCTTTCTTTGGTGGATCAGCAACTGGTGTAGTTAAAGTTGTATCTATTTTTTTTGGTTCAGGTGTAATAAGAGGTTCACTCTTTATACCTTGATCAATAGGTGTTTCTAATTTTGTATCTATCTTTTCAGCTTCAGGTGTAATTAATGGTGGTGGTGGTGGTAATGTTTCTTTAGGTTCACCTCCTATAACTAAACCCTCTGCAGTCTCAGCTACACTTTCTACAATAGATGAATCTTGTTTATCATCCATAACACTATTAAGAATTACACCACCTGTTACAGCAGTAAATGCTTCTTTACCATGATCTTTTAAAAATTTTTTAGTTCCTTGTTTTACAAGTTCTCTTTGTAAATAAGGTAGTGTAAATCTTCCTGCAGTTGTTAATATGGGTATAAGTGGAAGTAGAGGCATATTACATAAATGGTATTTTTAACTTATTCATTTGTTCACCTAAACTTTTTTCACCTTCAAATGCTTTATTAGTTTGTTCTATAGGTAATATTCTTTTTTTATAAGAATTATAAAGTAAATCAAAGTATTTAGGATTAGTAGAATAATTATTTAAATTTTTAAATTGTTCTTCAATTGGCATACCTTCATTAACAGCTTGCCTAAAACCTTTATAGTATGAACCTGTTTTCATTAATTTTAAAAAATCTCTTATGTTATCTTCTATACTATTATATTTTTTTAACTTAGCACCACTAGGTGTTGCTATAAAAAGTTCATCCCCTATTGCATGTCTACCCATGTAATTATTAGCAGCTTTAGCTGTTGGTGCATTTGTAAATTCACCATATGCACTTTCAACAGATGCTAAAGTTGTAACTAATGCAGGATTAACTTTTGCTTCAAAAGAATCTTTATCATATTCTTTTTGAACTTTAACTACAGTTTCATAAAATGTTTTTGGAAACGTATCCGATGCTTCTGCCATAATGTTAAATAATAATAGTAGACTAACAATTCCAAGCACGAAGTGCTTTGTTAATTCTTGAATTTGGATCATTAGCTGTTTTTTTAGAAGTTAATTTTTTCTTCATACCTTTCATTCTTGCACAAAAACTAGCTCTTCTTTTGTTGCCAACTTTTTTACTAGGTGCTTTTAAATTACCACCAGTTGCACGATTGTATGAATCACGACCTTTTTTATTAAGGCCACCTGAGGGGTTTTTGCCTTCTTTACGTTGCCATGCGGGTGTCTTAGCCATTACTTTTTCCTCGCTGTCATTTTAGCTCGTTTAAAGTCAGATGCTTTTGGTGCACCTTTTGCCCCTTTCTTACGCATTTTACCACCACGCTTTCTTTTAGCGTGAATGTTAGCATATAGTCCTTTTCTCATTATTTTTTTCCTTTTTTCTTAGCTCTTAACATAGCAAAGTCTTTTTTAGTAAGTTTACCGTCTTTGTCCAT